AATTTTTAAACAAGCACAAAATTTAGCATCTGACCAATATCATACTCGTTGGTCCTATGTAGATAGGAAAAAAGAATTAGACCCAACATTCCTGGATGATTATCCAACATATCCCTCATTTGAATATATTCAAAGAATTGCAGAAGATATTAATACTTTTGTAAGTAAAAATTAAACATTAAAAAAGGAGGCTTTAAGCCTCCTTTACTTTTATAGGTCGCCTTCTTTACGATTTTCTGAGCGATGAACATCAAAAGTTCCTTCTGGATAACGAGCAGAAAGTTTTTCAAAATTCATCTGCATAACTTCATCAAAATTTATATTAAGAGCAATACAAGCTTGCGCCATATACCATATCAAATCCCCCAATTCGCGTCGGAGATGAAAAACATTCTCATCAGTATAGGGTTTACCTTGTAGAATCATTTTTTTAACTATTTCTGTGAACTCTCCAGCTTCAGCACTCATACCGAAGGCTGCTGTAATCAAATGACTAACAGATGCCCCGTTTGTTTCTAACTCATTCATACGAGCAATGAGCTGTGAAAAATCCCTACTTGCAGGACTGGTAGTTTGCTTAACAAATTCAATATATTTCTGAGAGTCAATTTGTGAGGTCATATTAATATTTAAAGTTTGAGAATTTACTAGTTTTTGTATCATCATCACTATATGACCTATCTGAGGTTTCGTCAAGTGCTTCTACTTGTGCATCCTGTTCGATATCATATAGTTTCATCTTTTGTTTATCCACTCCAACAATGAATCGTTTATATCTAGAAACATCATTATCCCTATTCTTAATTTGCTTAAAAATAACCTGATTTAGTTGGTCAAGTTCATCAGTCTTAATAAGAGCGACCAAATTGTCAACAGTAGCTGCAGTTCCAAAACTGTTTTTTGTAAGTATATCATTACAATAAAATAGATTATCCCCAGAAACTCCAATATCAATAGTTTCTTTTATTCCAATTTTTTCAATTGATACAATTTCATCATTATAATCAATGTAATTATCAGTAAACTTATTTTTATCCTTTTTATCTTCCTCTAATTTGATTAACAGGTCACTTAATTCAAATAACTCTAAATTACTCAAGCCTAGTTGAATAAAATGGTGAGCATTTAATAAACATCTTTCTTCAAGGTCAGTCATTTATTACCTCCAAAAATAATTCATTAATCTTCTCCTCAATATTATCATCTTCCCAAATATAGTATACCTTATAACCTCTTTGAAGCGCAAGTTCCTTTTTTATTTTATCTTTCTGCAACAACTCATCATAATTTAAAATACCTTTCCATTCTTTATCTTCTCTGGGGTGCCAAAAGCTATTATTATATTCAATTATAATTTTCTTACTTTTTATTACAAAATCATAAAAGTAACTTTTATTAGTTTCAAAATTTGTTAAAATAAATTCTTTATTTTTAGATATGCCCCAAACAATATCAGATTTAAGTATTCCATTTTTTCGTATCTTTTTATAGAGTTTAACTAATACTTTTAAACTTTCTTTTGAGGTATGAGAAGTTGTAACTAACGAGCCATATTTTAAAATTATTTTTTCTTTTCTACTTTGTTTAGCATCATTAAATATTTTTGTGCCTAAAATTTCACCGTGAGTTTCAATATAGCGCGATAATGTATTTTTACATTTATATAAAAATGGCTGTCGTAATAATTCAGCTTCGGATGGAATATATCCCAATTTAGTCCAATATAATATTGATAGGGGAGATTTCCCTTTATAATCATTATTATCTTTACGTTTTTTAGCTGCATTTTTAGAAGCTTTAGATTGTTTAATACCCCTCAATACTACAGCTTCATCTTCGGTATATCCTTTTTTAATCCAATAACTAATCATAGTCCAAGAATTTGGTATAGGTTTTGGTCTACATTTTAGAGATTCTATAAATTGTTCTTGCTTCACATCTCCATATCTAATTTTTACCTTGATACTAGTTTTAGATTCATTTTTATATTCTATTAGCTTTTCTTGAATATTATCATCATATAAAGAACATAAATCACATAAAAGTTCTAAGTAACGATACTCTGCAGTGGTTGGAGATTTTACAAATGAATTTACATATTCTTTAATGATTTCAATATTATTCAAGAATTTATCATTTTGGAAATACAAGGAATATTTTTTAAGATTCTTCAACCATTCTAATTTATCTTTGTAATCTTTAATTTTTTTCATTTAATATCATATCCATTATTGTTGTTATATTATCTATAACAACAATAATGGATATAGTTGATTATTTAGAATTTAGAATTTAAACAATCACCAAGAGTCAATCCAGTATTATATGATATTCTCCCTTTATTAGTTGGGAATACGTGGTCTTTACTTACTATAATGGTTTTTCCACTTTTAGTAGTCACCTTAATACAATCTTTATATTTTTTATGATGAATCATAATTATAGTTTTATACCCATCTTGAGACTTTATTTGGTCTCCAATTGACGCATCAGAAATACATTTGATAGTTCCATCAGTAAGTTCTATTTTCTCATCTACAAATATACATTCTGATACATCACCCATATCAGGGTCAGTTGTAGAGCTACCACTACGAGTTATTTGAGTGCTTGATACTATAGGGACATTATACTCTACTGCAAGTGCTCTAAGCTCTTCTGATACACTCTTAACGTATGTGTAAGAGTTTACTCCAGAATTTGCCTTGTATCTACTTGAAGCACAAATATTCAAATAGTCTACAAAAATTACATCCGGCCGAAAGTGTTTTTTAAGAGAAAGTTCATTAAGAAGACCTTTAAAATGTCCAGAGTGAGCCGACATTGGGGGGTATTCTTTAATTATTAGTTTACCACTTGTCTTTTTAGCAAGCTTTATAACTTTACTTTCAAATTTAGATTTAGATAGTTTATCCAAATCACTAATATTAACATTCAATAGATTTGCATCAATTCTCTGAGCTATCTTCTCCTCAGCCATCTCCAAGGTGATATAAAGAACATTTTTACCACTAGCCAGAAATCCAGAAGCAAAAGAACACATTGTTAAGCTCTTTCCTGCATTAGGTGCAGCCATTATTAGGAATAATGTTTTTCTAGATAATCCACCTCCTGTAATTTTATTGAAATACTCTACATCAAATGCAATTTTTTCCTCCTGACGGGTATAATACTCATATCGTCTTTCATAATCTTCAATTAAATCGTGTCCAATATGTTCATCGAAACAGATAGAAAGAGCTTCTTGCAAAATTCCAGGAATTGCATCTTTAGATTTTTTTTCGATTTGACCATCTGCAATTTGGATACATTCAATCAATGCAAGCTCAATTGCTCGGTCTTTACACCACTTTTCAGTTGTATCTACTGCCCAATCTAAATCAACGTGATTATCATTAAGATTAGAAGTATACTCACAAATTACTTTATAAGTATCTTCATTGATATCAGTTCTTTTTTCACTTTCAATTAATACAATCTCTGGAGTAGCTAAATTACCATAAGATACGATAAATTTAGATATCTCTTCAAAAATAACTCTTTCGTATTTATTTTCAAAATAATTTACATTAATATAGGGCAAAACCCTTCTACAATAAACATCATTGAACAATAAATTACGAAGTATTGTTGTTTCTACTTTCTCTTCCATTACTTATAGTGCAGATACGTTGTCAAAATATACTTTGGTGTTGATACTGGTTCATATCCTTTGTGAGGGAACATCCAAAGTGGGGGGAAGACCACTAATTTACCCATCTCAGGCTGTATAATCAAATCTAAAAATTCAGTTTGGCCTCCCGCATTATCATTCAAATACCATAAAAAAGACAAGTATCTACGAGATGTTTCGTGGTCTATTACATCAACGTGAGTATCAAATCCCTCATTATTATCAGGAAGATATCTTTTAATTCTAAACTGCTCAAAAGCGTGTTTATCTGGGAAGACATCTCTTCCAAAATATTCATAATATTCATCACGATAACGAAATACATTACGTATGAGATTATTATGAATATTTTTTACTTCATCTGAAAATTCAATAATTTTAGTTAAATTGAACTGAGTAAAATTAGGCTTCTTATCATTTTGTATGGTT